TGGGCAAGATCGGTCTTGCCGCGAAAGACCCGAAGAAAACGCTCAAGGAAAGCCCCATTATTCGGCTCGCCGAGCAGCTGGAAGGTGAAGTTGCCGCAGCGAAAGCCAAGCTCGCCGCCACGCTCAGTGACGCTCGCGATCTGAACAGCCTGAAGCAGCAAGTGATGTTCGAGGCGCTGGGCGATCTCGCGGCCGGCAAGTTCGACGAGCGCGTGCAGAACGCCGAAGGCGAGATGGTGCCGACTCGCATGGGCGGCGAGAAAGAGCGCAAGGAGTTCGTCAACCGCTTCCGCGCCTTTATCGCCGAAGGCAAGACGGACATCAACGCCTTCATCGACAGCCTGGGCTCCCTGAAGGAGAAAGCCCAGTTCAAGGACATCGTCGGCAAGATGATCGACAAGAAGAGCGTGGATGATTCCATCAACGCCCTCAATTCGATCAAGCAGGTCGGCATCGACACGGCCGACGCTCTCACTCGCTCGGCCGAGGAATTCGTCAGTCGCGGTCTGGTGAAGGAAAACAGCTTCCTGGACGAAACGGTCAAGCGGATCAAGAAGCTGGAGACGACCGTCACCCAGGGCACGGAAGCGTATCGGATGTTCATCCAGATGCGCGACAAGGCGCTGCTGGACGCCAATCAGGTTGACATCAACAAGATGGGTGTCGATTCGTCCAACATGCTGCGCGAAGCTCAAAAGAACGCCCTGAAGGCGACGATGAGCAACGTCGAATTGCGGAAGTACGAGTACGACGAGGAAATCAAGCGGATCGAGGCGCTGAAGAACCGCCGCGAGGAAGAAACCTGGAACCTGCTGGCGACGACCGACATGACCACGCAGCAGTTCCTGCAGCAGATGTCGATCATCGACACCTCGTCGCAGGAGATGCGCCAGGCTGCGTTGCTGAACTTCCGCACCAACTCTCGCACCCAGCTGCAGGCGCTGGCTGACGAGTGGGCCAAGGCAACTCAGGCGATGGACGCCGCAACTGCGCGCTGGGCGAGCTCCTTCACGGACCGTCTGGTGGACATGCTGTCGGGTGGCTCGTTCAAGTTCAAGGAGTTCGCGGCCGGCATTGCTCGCGACATGCTCGGCATTGTCATCAAGAAGGGCTTCGGCGACATGATTACCGGCGCCTTCGGATCGTTCGGCAGCAAGATGACCGAAGTCCTGGGCCTGGGCGGTGCTGCGGGCGCTGGTGGCCAGGCCGCTCAAACGGCTGCGGTGACTTCGGCCATGACCACAATGACCGCCGATGTGACGCTGGGCATGACGACCATGACAACCGACATGGCGCTTGGAATGACGACCATGACGACCGAGGCGTCGTTCGCCTTCACCACCATGGCAACCGAGACGAGCTTTGCCATGCTCGAGATGGCCACGGCCGTCACCACTGCGATGGCCACCATGAGCGCAACCAGCGGCGGCGAAGGCATCATGTCTTGGTTCTCCGCCAACGGCAACGTCATGACCGGCTCGGGTCCGATGCCGCTGAAGAAGTACGCCATGGGTGGCATTGCACGCTCCCCGCAGCTGTCCATCTTTGGCGAGGGTTCGATGCCTGAAGCCTACGTTCCGCTGCCGGACGGTCGCACCATTCCCGTCACCATGACCGGCGCGGGCGGCGGCAGCAACGTGGTCATCAGTATCACAGTGAACAACGACGGCTCCGGCTCGACCGACGCTCAGGGCGATAACGTCGAAACCTGGCGCGAGATGGCCTCTCGCGTGCGCGGCGTCGTCATGGAGGAGCTGGTGTCCCAGCAGCGTCCTGGCGGCATCCTCTACCGATAAGTCACGGATGACACAATGACACGACCGACATTCACATGGCACCCCGAGTGGGACTCGCAGCTGTCCGAAGAGCCGGACATCACCGTCACGAAGTTTGGAGACGGTTACGAGCTGCGCGTCCCGAAGGGCATCAACAACCGTCCCGAGAAGTGGAGCCTCACGTTCTCGCGCACGACTCAGCAATTTCCGGATGTGCTGACGTTCGTCCGCGCTCGCAACGGCGTGGAGAGCTTCTACTGGACGACCCCTCTGGGCGAAACCAAGGTGTTCGTATGCCGCTCGTGGCGTCTGTCGCGAAAGCAGGGGCACAACGCCATCTCGCTGGAGTTTGAACAGGTGTTTGAAGCATGAGCGTTCGCCAAGAGATTCAATCCCTGGCGCCCTCGGCGCTGCTGGAGTTCTTCATCCTCGACACGACGAACATGGCGGGCGGTTCGGTCATGCGGTTCCATGCCGGCACCAACGGACTGTCGCAGCCGGTGATCTGGCAAGGTCAGACGTACGAGCCGCTGCCGATCGAAGCAACCGGGTTCGATGTGACGACCAAGGGCTCCGCGCCGCGTCCGAAGATCAAGGTGGCCAACGTCAACGGCCTGTTGTCGGCATCGGTGAAGTCGTTCAACGACTTCGTTGGCTGCAAGCTGACCCGAAAGCGCACTTTCGCCAAGTATCTGGATGAGGAGAACTTTCCCGCTCGTCGCAACCTATTGCTCAATACGTCAGCCTTCACTGCGAACACCTGGGCGAACAACGGCCTGACCATCCTCTCGACCACCGAGACGGCTCTGGATGGCTCCGCAACGGCGGCGCTCACCAGTCAAGCAGGCGTGACCCGCTACCAGGGTGCCGCTTTGCTGGCCGGCGCAAAGTACACCTACTCCTTTCATGTGAAGCCGGATGACCCGAAGCTGCCCGTTCGCATCTACGTGGACGGCAACATGGGCGCAGGAGGCGCATTTCTGGCCGCATACGTCGATGTCGTGCCGCTCACGGGGCAGAAGGGCATCGCTTCAGGTCCGGTCAGCAACGCAGGCGTCGTGTCATGCAACGACGGCTGGTATCGCCTGTGGATTACCTTCACGCCCCAGGTGGCCGCAACGGTCAATGGGCACATCTACCCGATCTCCAGTCAGTACCACCGCTGGTGGGGCGTTCAGATGGACGAGGGCGAGCTGAGCGACTATCAGGCGATCGGCGCGAGCTTTCGACGAAACGCCACCGCCGATCCGAACCAGTACATCGCCGACGACATCTGGTTTGTGGAGCAGAAGGTGAGCGAGAACCGCTACGTGATCGAGTTCGAGCTGTCCTCGGCGTTCGACCTCATGGGTCATCAACTTCCGTCGCGGCAGATCATCCAGAACAGCTGCCCCTGGCGCTACCGAAGTGCGGAGTGCGGCTACACGGGCGCACCGTTCGACGCAAACAACAATCCTGCGACGCCGCTCACCGATGTGTGCGCGAAGACGCTTTCGGCCTGCCGAGTCCGATTTGGCGCAAGTCCAGTGCGATTCGGCGGGTTCCCCGGAGCCGTGCGTGGAACTCAGTGATGAGCTGACTCGAGCCATGCAAGAGCACGCCCAGGCGTGCTACCCGCGTGAGGCGTGCGGTTTCGTTGTTGGCGTCGGCAAGAAGGCCGTCTTCATGCCGGCGCGCAACGGCGCCCAAGAGCCTGGCGAGCAGTTCTTCATCGACCATCGGGACTACGCCGCCGCCGAAGACGCAGGCGACATTCTGGCCATTTGGCACTCGCATCCCGACACCAGCCCCGAACCGTCCGAACTAGACCGCGCCGGCTGCAACATGACGGAGCTGCCTTGGCTGATCTCGGGTATTCGGCGAGGTGAGAGCGCCTTCGAGCACGCCGGCCCGTTGCTGCTGTCACCGAATGGCTGGCGCGCAGAGTATGTGGGCCGACCGTATGTGTTTGGAACTTTCGACTGCTATTCGCTGCTGACCGACTTCTACGAGCGGGAGTTCCGCATCAAGTTGCATCGCTTTCCCGAGCTTCGCATCAGTCAGTGGTGGAACCAGGGCTATGACATTCTGGGCGATCACTGGGCGTCCCAAGGTTTCGTCGAAGTCACCGATGGTACGTTCAAGCATGGCGACGCCCTGGCCATTGCAATGAACTCCGACGTGCCGAATCACGTTGCGGTATATGTCACGGGTGATATAATTCTTCACCATCTCGTGAATCGCCTTTCGCGACGCGAGACATTCGGTCCGTACTGGTACTCCAGGGTCAAGTTGCATCTGAGACATCGCACGAAATGCTGACAAAAGTTCGCCTCGATGGCGTCATGGGAAAGAAGTTCGGAAAGGACTGGGAGTTCGAAGTCTCCAGCCCTGCCGAAGCGCTTCGCATGATCGAGGCGAACAAGCCCGGCCTGCGCCGGTGGATCGTCGAGAACGTCGAGACGTACAACGCCTATCGCGTGACGTGCGTCTACGAAGATGACCACGAAGAAGACCTGTCGGACGATTCCTATCAGTTTGTTCGCAAGAACCTGAAGGAGATTCGATTCACACCGACCGTGGCTGGCGCAAGTGGCGTGGCCAAGATCGTTGTGGGCGCAATCATGATCGCCGTCGGCTACTTCATTCCTGGCCCCTGGTCGCCCTACCTGTACAAGATCGGCGCTGCGCTGATTCTTGGTGGCGTCATTGAGGCGCTGAGTCCTCGTCCAAAGACGAACAAGAACGACGAAGGCAACGAGACTTCCTATTACTTCGATGGCCCTGCCAACACCGAGAAGCAGGGCGCTCCGGTTCCGCTCGTCTACGGTCGAATGATGACTGGCTCGCACACGATCTCGGCCTCCATTTCCGTTGATGAGGTTCCCGTCTAATGAATGAGGCAAAAGACTCCCTGCGGTCCAAGGCAACGCTGACGCTGCTCGACCTCATCAGCGAAGGGCCGATCGGCGGCCTTGTCAATGGCCTGAAGTCCGTCTACCTGAACGAAACGCCGCTGGAGAACGCGAACGGCACCCGTAACTTTCAGGGCATCTCGGCGGATTCGCGCAACGGTACGAACGATCAGACCGTGATGCCCCTGTTTGGCAACTATGTTGAGGCCCCGTTCAACGTCGGCGTCATCGTCAAGAAAGACACGCCATACACATTCACCGTCTCGAATCCAAGCGCTGATGCCGTTCGCGCCATCGTGACGCTGCCTGCACTGACCGTAACCAACGGCGACAACGGCGACATCAGCGGTACGACCGTGCAGTACAAGTTCGCCGTTTCCACCAATGGTGGAGACTTCGTCGATGTCGCGGCCGGCACCGAATGGAGTGACGCTTCAAACCCCTGGTCGCTGCAAAGCGGCTATGAAACCGCCAGCGCTCCTGGAGCTGTCGGTCTTCACGTCACCATCAAGGGTGCATCAACCGACACCTATCAATACCCATACGGTTGGATCGACGTTCAGGCGCAAGAGTGGACGGGCACGACCTGGGTGAACCTTGCAGGCGTGAAGCGACTGAACGTCAGCAACTACTCCTATTGGGACGAGTACAGCAGCGGCACGGTCAACAATTCGGACTCCTACAGCGTGCAGTCCGGCTCCTCGATGGTGCGTTTCGTCATCACGGGGCGGTCGAGCAACGCCCTGACGCTTGAGCGCGGCGCCGTTCGACGCAACAACGCCACGCCCGTCATCACGATCTCCGGCAAGTCGCGCTCTCGCTACCAGCGAGCCCACATCATTCCGATCACGGCCGGCGCATCGTCGGTTCGAATTCGAATGACCCGCATCACGGATGACGCCGCATCGGCGCTTCTGCAGAACGAGACGTATCTGGATTCATACTCCGAGATCGTCACGCTCAACATGAATTACCCGAACTCGGCATTGTTCGGATTGCGGATCGACTCGCAGCAATTCAATCAGGTGCCGACCCGTTCGTACCTGATCGACGGCCTGTACATTCGTGTGCCGAGCAACTACGACCCGGTGAGCCGAAGCTACTCCGGCGTGTGGAACGGCGCCTTCAAGTGGGCCGTCTCGAACAATCCCGCATGGGTCATGTTCGACATCCTCACGAATTCACGCTATGGCCTGGGCAACTTCATCAGCGAGACCCAGGTGGACAAGGCAATGCTTTACACCATTGGGCGCTACTGCGATCAGCTCGTGCCTAATGGTTTCGGTGGAGTCGAGCCGCGCTTTGTTCTGAACGCCGTGATTCGCAACCTCGCGGACGCCTACAAGCTGGTGTCGGACATCGCCTCCGTCTTTCGGGGCATGGGCTTCTGGGACGGCGGCATGGTGCAGTTCACTCAGGACGCACCGTCCGATCCGGTCATGCTCTACAGCTACGCCAACGTAGTGGATGGCCAGTTCAACTACACCGGCAGCGCACGCAAGGATCGGCACAGTGTCGTGCATGTGACATGGAACGATCCCAACGATTTCTACCGCCAGAAGATCGAGTACGTCGAAGACCCGGAGCTCGTCTCCCAATACGGCGTCAAGAAGCTCGATACGCTGGCGTTCGGCTGCACTTCGCGTGGCCAGGCTGCGCGAGTGGGTCGGTGGATTCTGTACACCGAGAAGTTCGAATCGGACTTCATCACCTTCAAGGTGGGCATCGACTCGGCATTCGTGGTGCCTGGCAACATCGTCAAGATTCAAGATCAGAGCCGAGCCGGTCGGCGCACTGCGGGTCGTCTCGTGAGTGTGAATGCCGCTCGCACGCAAGCCGTTCTGGATGCGCCGCTCACGATCTCCTCCACGCCGGCAACCATCTCGGTCATGATGCCGGACGGTACGTTCGCCGACCGCACGCTCAATCAAGGCGTGGGCACGCATACGACCGTCAACTGGGCCACGCCCTTCACGCAGACTCCGGTCGATAACGCGCTGTGGATGGCCTCCGAACCCAACCTCGAGCCGATTCTGGCTCGAGTTGTCGGCATTGCTCAGGGTCAGAACC